CATAATTCTCTAATATAATTATTTTCTTAACTATAATATCATTTTTATATTTTAATCCTCTATCTATACATTTACATTTTAGTTTATTTAAGTCTTTTGGTTTCTTATTAAACTCTTTCCCACAGTTTAAACATTTAAATATTATTGGAGTGTTTGAGTTTATATACTCACCGACTCTTGATATGTAAGGATACTCAGATATTAATCTAATATCGAATTGTTCTGATGTTATAATCTTACCTGTTTTACTCCACATACCCTATATATTAGATATAATAAAAAAGTTTATAAACAAAAAAAGTCACTCATAATTGAGTGACTTTAATACTAGTTATAAACTATTAGTTAAGTAATTGATGTACATCAGTAACTTGAATAGTCATGAATTGTTTTTGTGGGTACCATCCAACTTCAGCAACTGCATATCTAGATCTTAGTAACATTCTTGGTGCGAAAGTCGCTTCAGAAATAACTGAGATTGATTGAGCCATTAAGTAAGGTACAAAAATTATACCAGGTTGATCTGGGTTATTTTTTCTTCCTAAAACGATTCTGTTATCGTTATATCTCATATATGGATCAACATATATAGAAATATCTCCAATTGAACCAACAGGGTATAATTGACCTTGTCCATTTAATTTAGATCTAGTTGGATTAATTGTGTATCCAGCGATGTCTTGAAGAGCTGCAGCCAAACCCCCATTTGTGATAAGGTATTGAGCTGGTCCAACACGACCTTCTGTAGCGATGTAGTTAGAAGCGTGAGCAATTTTCGTGATCAATTTTCTTTGTACAGCGTGTGTAGTTTCACCACCAACGAAAGCAGATCCAGCATAAGCAGTATCTAAATCAAAGATAGTAAGAGCTGCGTTACCAGCATTTGATACAGGTGCAGTTAATCTGTTTAAAGAACCCATTTCAAAGATTTTAGCAACGATTTGTTTAGAAATTGTTTGAGATAACTCATTAACAAGGATTGACTCCATTTTTTGAACGATGTCCATTCCTGTGTTAGCTTTGATATCTTCAATTTCAGTTCTTCTCAATGCTGATGATACTTCAATAGTACCAACTGCGATAGTTTTAGAAGAGATTTTTGGTCCGATTACTCCTGAATAAGAGTTATCATCTGCTTGACGATCCATTGGATAATCTCCTGATGCTAAATTAGATGTCCAATTTGCAGAGAAACCTGGGATATGATCTTCTAATGCTGATACCAATTCAATAGTTTTACCAGATGCAGTAACACCAGCAACTTTTGATAGAGCATCAACCATACTTCCACCAACTGGGAATGTATTTAAACCAGCTTCAAAAGAGAAGTGATTAAATTGACCAGCTGTGTTAGCTTGTCTTGAAGATTTGAACATTGGTAATCCATCAATACGAGAAAAACCTAAAAATTCAACAACTCCTGTTTTAACACTTGGTTCAGTTGTTACGAAAGTAGCATTACTAAAAGGTGTTGCTGCTTGAATAGTTGTGTTAATTGCTAAAAACAATCTACCACCTGATAAACCACCTTGTGTTTGTGTGATACCTGATGAAGTTAATCCTAAATTAATAGCCGCTTTCACCACTGCATCTTGAGTACATTTGAATTTAAAAACTTGTGGTCTTTCATTTGAATTTAAATTAACATCATCATATTGAAAGTCAATATAAAGTAAGTCAATTTTCGGACCTGGTGTTGGTTTAACCGCTACTAAGTCTAAACCGATAGTTTGACCTGCGATTTTCATAGCTACTGGTAAAAGGTTTTGACCAACATCTCCTGATCCACTCGCAAGTGAGTTTAATGTGTTACCTGCTAATGAACCAACTACTGGATTCGATACAGCTCCCATACCTGCTACATTTGTTGCGTTAACATACGCATTCTCATTGATTGAGTGATATTCAGCCATTTCTGACATCCATTCAACTCTATCAGCTGATACACCCATGTTCTCTAGAACTGGTGCCCATTTCTTAGTTGCTTTCGCTGTGTCTATTCTAATGTGTGACATAATTTTATTTAATTTTTTTTTTAATAATGTATATATAACCTTTAATTATCCTTACTTTTACAAGTGTGGATTTTTTATAGATTAGATATTTTTGAATCTTTCCATTATAGCTTTCATATCACCATCAGATAATTTATCTTCTTGGATCATAGCTTCATGTGAAACTAATTTCTTAGTTACAGACTCATTTCTTTTAAGATTTCTAGTACTCCAGAAATGCTCAACTTGTCCCTCGTTCATTAAAACTTCTTCTGGGTATAATCTTGCTTGTGATAAGATAGATTTTTTACCAGATTCGTTTAATTGCTTCCAGATTGGCTTTATGTTGTCAGGCATCAATCTAATAACTCTTTGTTCAAGTGATTCATTTTTAGCAGATAGTGATTCTGAAATCAAAGTAAGAACTTCTTTACTTGTGAAATAACTTCTTTCGTTTATGTGAAGTTTAGCAGTTTCTTGTTCTTCATTTGTTAAAGCATAATAACTATCAACTTGTGACTTATTTAAGAATTTTAAAAAATTCATATCAGTCGTCTCAGAAACTTTACGTTTTTTAGCTTCTTCGATTAATTTATTTATAGATTCTGATAACTCAGAGTCATTCTCTCCTGAGAAATCTTCATTATCATTCATCATTAATTCATCTTCATTCTCTTCTGTGAACTCATCATTCTCTTCTGTGAACTCATCATTCTCTTCTGTGTTAGAAGAACCTTGATTTCTACTATTCATTCTATCCAACCACTCTTTATCATCATCTTTGGAATTATTAGAATCATCTTTAAATTCAGGGAATTCACTTTCAATAGTTGGGAAAGAATCATTAGATTCATTTAACTTACCACCGTTTAGTTTTTCAACAATCATACCTTGGTAAGAAATTGATTTATCTAAACTTTCAGCAACATATTCAGAATAAGCGATGTTATCATCTAAATTTTCAGCGATATACTCAGAATAAGCAATATTACCTTCAACATGTTCTGCTAAGTATTCAGAGTAAGCAATTGAATTATCAACATGTTCAGCGATATACTCACCATAAGCGATATTTTTATCTAAATTTTCAGCGATATACTCAGAATAAGCGATATTTTTATCTAAATTTTCAGCGATATACTCACCATAAGCGATATTTTTATCTAAATTTTCAGCGATATACTCAGAATAAGAGATATTTTTATCTAAATTTTCAGCGATATACTCACCATAAGCGATATTTTTATCTAAATTTTCAGCGATATACTCACCATAAGCGATATTTTTATCTAAATTTTCAGCGATATACTCAGAATAATTAACAGACTTCTCTAAATTTTCAGCTAAATAGTCATTATGCTCAATAAGTTTTTTTGTAGTATCTTTAAGAGTTTTATTCTCGTTCACCATAAATTGAACTTTTTCAGCTAAATAATCTAAATACTTAACAACTTGGTTGTTTGTATTATTCATTTCTTCATAATATTCGTGTAATTTTTCCAATTTCTTTGGATCTAAATCACCATTTTTGATAGCTCCTTTAACAACATTTTTTGTTGTAGCTAACTCTTTAACTAAATACTGTGAGTACTCAGTTAATTGTTTTTTAGTAACATATTCATTCTTGTTCATGTTAAAAAGTTCTTCGGTTTTTGACTCATTGGATAAATCATATATCCTAAAGTTAGATTGTGGATCAGTGTATCCTAATGACTCATTAAGTATATTAATACTCATTTTAGCAGAAGCAAATCCGGGATCAGCAACAATGTCATAAGTGAATAACTTTTTAAGTGATACAGTTCCATCAGATTCAGTAATACCAGCAGCTCTAGAAGAAACAAAAATAGGACATCCGTCATCTACTAATGCTTTTGCTTCTTTACCCCAATATGTACTCAATAATCTGATTTCACCATGTACTAGGTTACTCTCTTTTACATAATTAGCTTTTGTGATGATATGTGATGCTCTTGATAAAGATGTATCGAAAACATCTGGATGATCAAACTCACCATATACAACACCAAGATTATTAATCCGTTCATTCATATCATCTAAGGCAGGAAGAAATTTATCAGCAGTATAAACTCTTTCATTCCGATTTTTAACCCCGAATTCAGTGAATGTACCATTCATAACATAATCTTTCTTACCAGCAACATTCTCTCTAATAAGAGAGTTAGTTGAGTTTTCTACAATTAAAACTGGTTTCATGTAATAAATTATTTTTTTGTGTAAATTATAGATTATATATTGTTACATAGTGTCATCTTTTTACAAGTGTGGATTTTTTACAGAATGTTGGATTTTTAAATAGAACAAATATTAAGTTTTGTTATATAATATTTAAAGAATATCTATTAATGAGATTTAAAACGACTAAGGGTATAAGTGATAATTTTCTACGAACTAATCATATAGATTATTATAATGACATGAATTCATTTATATTAGAAGATGGATTATCACTTAGTGAAAAAATTTGGTTATATCAGAATAAGTTAAGAGAGAGACCCAAATGTTTAAATTGTTGTAATAAAGTAAATTTCATAAAGTTCTATAAAGGATATAGAAAGTTTTGTTGTAGAAGATGTTCAACTATATCAAGTCATAAAAATCAAGAAATAAAAGAATCAAGAGTTAAAAATATGATTGATTGTAATAATGATATTGAAACTAGATTGAACATGACCATCAAATCAAATGAAACTAAGAGAAAATTTAGTGATGAGAAGAAAAGTAGTATAAATAAGAAAAGAGAGGAAACTAATATATTAAGATGGGGAGTTAGTAACATATCAAATAATATTATAATAAAAGAAAAAATATCTAAAAAGTTAAAAGAGGTCCTACCAATCTCTAAAATGAATAAGACGATTGAACGTATTGAGAATATGCTCTTATTTGATATAAAAGAAATAACTGATGATAGATTCATTTTAAATTGTAAAAAGTGTAGTGGTGAATTTGATATAAGTAGAAAGTTATTCAACCAAAGAAGTAGATTTGATATCGATGTTTGTTTATTATGTAATCCAATAAATTCAACTTCTAATTTTGAAATGAATGTACTTGATTATATAAAGAATAACTATGATGGTGAGATCATATCTGGATACTTTGGATATAAAAAATATGAAATAGATATATATTTACCAGATTTGAAAATTGGATTTGAATGTAATGGTCTTTATTGGCATTCTGAAATTTATAAAGAAAATAATTATCACGATAATAAAAATAAATTCTTCAATGATAAAAATATCAGAATAATTCATATTTGGGAAGATGATTGGAAATATAAAAAAGAAATCGTTTGTAGTAGAATAAATAATATATTAAATAAGAGCCTTTTAATATATGCTAGAAAGTGTGAAGTATTGGAAATTGTTGATAATAAAGAAGTTTCCGAATTTATGGAATCTAACCATTTACAAGGTAAAGTTAATTCAAAAGTTAAATTAGGATTATATAATAATTCCAAACTAGTTTCGGTTATGACTTTTGGATCTTTACGAAAAAACCTTGGTCGAAGTAATATTGTTGATAATTATGAACTTTTGAGATTTTGTAATTTGAAAAATATAAGTGTTATTGGAGGAGCCTCTAAATTGCTTAAGTTTTTTATAAAAAATTATAATCCAAATAATATAATATCATATGCGAGTATTGATTGGTCGGATGGTAAACTTTATACCAACTTGGGTTTCGATTTTGTACATAAAACAAGACCAAATTACTTCTATTTTAATAAGGATGAGGGTATTAGATATAATAGATTTAACTTTAGGAAAGATAAACTAGTGAAAGATGGATATGATATAAATCTAACCGAACATAAAATAATGAATAAAAGAGGATATTATAGAATTTATGATAGTGGGTCATTATTATATGAATTGAAAGTAAATAAACTGTAAAGTATAAATTATAATATATAAATTATGATACTAACAAGAGAAGTGATTATTAAAGTAACAGAGGCTAGTCTTCAATATTATGAAGAATTGGGATATGAGGTATCCATTAGTGAGATTATTAAAATACCAGTAGAACTTTTACCAAATGGATCACACTTTAGGATAAAATGTAAGTGTGATTTATGTGGATTAGAAAAGGAAGTTATATACAAAAACTACCTAAAATATGATAATAAAAATTGGGGAGATTATTCCTGTAGAAAATGCTCAGAAGTAAAAAGAAAAGAAACATTAAGAGCTAATTTTGGAGTTGATTATCCAATCCAAAATAAAGAGGTATTATCTAAGATGAAAGTTACTTTACTCTCAAAGTATGGAGTAGATAATATCTCAAAAAGAAAAAAGAAAAATGATTAATAAATTTAAAGAAGGTGACCAACGCGAAGGTCAAATAGAGTTTTCGGTGAGCGGAAACTCAATAGTTAAAATTGATGGTAAAGAAGTATTTATCTTTAAGAAAAATACACTAAATTCACTACATCAAGATATGGTTAGAATAGAGATAACCGTAGTTAATAAAAAGATAGAAGGTAAGGTGATTGATGTTATATCAAGATCTAAAAATGTTTTTGTCGGAACAGCTCAGGTTAAAAAAGAAACAATATTCATCAAAATTGATAATAATAGAATACATGTTGATTTCTATATAAAAAGAGATAAATCAACAGATGTTAAAGATGGTCAAAAAGTAGTAGTTGAGTTTAAAAACTGGGACTTAGGATCAAAATCACCAAAGGGTATAATAACAAAAGTGTTAGGATTTAGTGGTGATAATAATACTGAGATGAATGCTATTATGTATGAGTATGGATTACCGGTTGATTTTCCACAAGAAGTTATAAATGAATCAGAATTAGTTTCTGAGATAATAACAGAAAATGAGATATCCAATCGATTGGATATGAGAAATGTGACAACAATTACAATAGATCCGGTCGATGCTAAAGATTTTGATGATGCAATTTCTATTGATATGAGCGATTTGGATAATGTTAAAGTTGGTGTTCATATAGCAGATGTATCACACTATGTTAAAATTGGAACTGAATTAGATAAAGAAGCTTTTAAGAGAGCTACATCAGTATATCTAGTTGATAGATGTGTACCTATGTTACCAGAGAGATTAAGTAATGGAATTTGCTCTTTAAAACCAAATGTTGATAGATTATCATTCTCTGTTATATTTACCTTGAATAGAGATGGTGATATAAAGGATACTTGGTTAGGTAAAACAATAATACATTCTGATAGAAGATTTGCTTATGAAGATGCTCAGGAAATAATAGAAGGATTTGATGGTGATTATAAAGATGAAATAAGATTATTAGACACTTTAGCTAGAAAGATAAGGAAACGTAGAATAAATAATGGATCCATAGAAATGGGTGGAATCGAAGTTAAATTCAAATTAGATGATGATGATAAGAAACCAATCGGTATTTATTTTAAAGAGCAAAAAGAAGCTAATAAACTAATAGAGGAGTATATGTTATTAGCTAATAAAGCAGTAGCTAATAAATTAGCAAAAGATCAATGGTGTAATATATATAGAGTACATGATAACCCAAATGGTGATAAATTAGCTGGACTTGTTGATGTTTGTAATAACTTTGGTTATAAATTACAAATATCAGATGATGGTGATACTTTAAAGAAAAATTTAAACCACTTATTAAAAGAAATAAAGGGTACGTCCGAGGAAAATATGATAGAAACTCTAGTTACTAGATGTATGTCAAAAGCAGTTTATACAACTGCTAATATTGGACATTATGGATTAGGATTTACTCACTATTCACACTTTACATCACCAATTCGTAGATATCCGGACTTAATAACACATAGAATTCTATTTGATAGATTGTGTAATAAACCACAGAGAAATCCAACTAAAATAGAAGAAGATGCTAAATGGTGCTCAAGTAGAGAATTGGTTGCTTCTAGAGCACAAAGAGATTCTATAAAATATAAACAAGCTGAATATCTACTAGATAAAGTTGGTCAAGTTTTTGATGGAGTTATATCAGGTGTATTAAATAGAGGATTGTATGTTGAATTAATTGAAAGTAAATGTGAGGGTTTGATTAGTATTGACTCATTATTTGGTAAGTGGTTGGTTAATCAGGATGAGTATTATGCAAAAAGTGAGATGGGTGAATTATTGAGATTGGGTGATTTGATACGAGTTATAGTTAAATCAGTTGATCTTGAAAAGAAACAAATAAACTTTAGTAAGTTCTGATGAAGATGTCATGTGATAATCACTACCATTATAATTTCAATTTAGTAGATCCTATAAAAATTGAATGTTATGAACCTCTCTCAAAATATACGGAATACATTTCACTAAAAAGAGAGATGAGGTTAAATAACTTATTTGGTGATAATAAGTTTAAATATGAATTATCGGATATTAATATATTTGGATCAGTTGGTTTAAGAAATATTAATAAAATTAATGGAACACCCGTTAATACATCTTTTATTATAAAATCAATTACTTTTATAATAAAGGACTATTATGTCTTGGATTTGACAATAACTTGGAGATCACTCACAACTTACCAAGGAAGAGTTATTAAAAATCTAATAAATAGTGGTATGCCAATTAATATATCACAGAGTTTTGTAGATGGGAAATTTGTAGGATTTTATATAGATGATAAAAATTTATAATTAATTTTTAAAATAAGAAACCCACTCAAAAGTATTGAGTGGGTTTCTTATTTTAATATTATTTTTAGAATTCAAACTCAGATCCTGTATCAGCTCCAGGTTCTTGAGCACCACCCTGATCATCAGGAGTACCTCCTTGAGCACCACCCATATCACCACCTTGTGATTCACCACCTTCTCCCATATCACCACCTTCTTCACCGGATACACCACTACCCATAGAACTTGGATCCTTAGCCCAATATCTAGCATTCTCAGCCTTATCCTCTGGTGATAGTTTAAATATATGATCCATTATATACTCAATATGAAAATATGGTTTTTCACCATCCATAACACCTAATAAAGTACCAACTATACCTGATTTCTTTTCCAAGTTATTTAACTTCTTCCACTCTTCAAATACTTGATTACTATAAAATATAATATCCATTTGATTTAAGAAACTATCATCTTCCATATACTCTGGAAATTCAATTAACATTTGTAATTTCAAAGGTTTAACAACCAACTCTTTAAAATTAGCTCTCAATCTACCTATAAAGTTATGAAATTTAATCTCATCTCTTGTCATCTCACCTGCTTCAGTAACTAAGTTACCTCCTCCACTATCACCATCAAATCTATTTAATGGAATCTTAGAAGATCTTTTTAATGCTTGATGAAACCACTTTAACATAGTTTCCTCATTTAGATCATGTCCTTGTGGTGATTTTAATTCCATAGATGGAGATCCAGCATCACCCTCTGGAAACCATATTTGTTTATTATATGGTAAATTTTTAGATCCATTTATACTAAGAGTACCTAATGAGTCATCCCACTCAACCTCCTCAGAGTAATCATGAATTAATTGACCAATTTGTTCCTCAGCTCTTTGTCTAGATAATCCCTTTATAGGAATTTTAAATTCTTGATAAATTGTAGCATTAATAACATTAAACATTATTCTAGTTTGTTCTAGAATTTTTAACTGGTTATAAGGTTTTATCAAACCTTCAACATATGAAGTCTCAGATCCAAAATCATTTTGTGTTGAATATGAAATGAATACTATCTGAGAATCTAAGAATATTCTTCTAAGTTGAGGATCTTCTGGAAATTGAATCCAAAGATGTCCAATATTAGGCTCATAAGCAGGAACTAGTGTTTCAGGGCTAAGTCTATTGAATGAGATTATATTCTTCTTTTTATCATCATAGACAATTTCAACAGCAATGTTACCATCAATTAGAAAATCTCTCATCATATTCCAAGCTGTTATACTATCAGAGAAACCATATCTATTATATATTCTCTCAAAATATTCTTGATATCTATCAATAACTTCAACTGGATATTCATTTGAAAGTGGTCTAGGTGAGCAGAAATCCCTATCATCGTTATAAACTACACATTCATCTGCAACATTACTAATAAAGTCTCTTATCTCATCCTTAATTGAATACTCTCTTAATATTCTTCTTTTATCAACATAAGCTTTATCTAAATAAGGTATAGATTTTCTATTTAGAACTGAAGCAACTGCTCTTTGTGAAAAGAAGTCATACATGGAATTTCCCTTAGAAGCATAAGGATCTTCATTTATACCAATACCAACTTGGTTACGGATTATCATATCATCATAGTTCATACCATGTGTTGATAAACTTCTAAGAATCCTACTAAATAATCCTTTATTCTCTACTGCTGAGTTTTGAACACCAAAGTCTGATGATGAGTTTTGGTTATTAAGATGGTTATATGATGCCATTAAAATTAATATTTTAGGATATATATAAAAATTATACCCTTCCAAAAAAATTAATTTCAATAATTTAATATATTCACTAATTAATAATTAGTGAATATATTAGTGAATATTTTAATTATATGTAAAATGTTCTATTAACCAATTTTAGATCCTCTGTTTTTAATGAAACCTCATTTAGAAGTGAAATCAGATCATTTTGATACTTTGATATTTTTATAATCAACTTTTGAAAATCATTTACTGATCTTCTATTAGAAAACAGGTTACCATCAGTCCAAGATAGTGAACCACATTTACTAACTTTTAGATTCAATCGGTGTGTATTATCACCAGATTTAAAAACCATTAATAGTGTATTTGATTTACTTTCCTTTATAACTCTTGAATAATCATATTTAGCATTTTTAAACTCTCTAGATCCAACTAAAATATCAAAACTTAATTTTTCAATTCCTTTCTTTTCTAAATTGATAGCATGTTCAGCAAAGTCTTTTGACAATTTAAGTTGTTTGTAAGATGATGCTAACTCAGAAGCAGAGATGTAAGTTTTATAATTCATAATTTTAATTATTTAAAGATTTATACATACAAATATATGTATAATAATCTATTTACTGAGTCTTTTAATATGATTTTTTAAAATATCATATTTACCACTTATTTCATTTCTACTATCAAAAAAATCACTAAGGGTAGCCTTCTTCATTTCATTATCTCTCTTAATCTGATCTTTTATTTTGGAATTATTAATCTCATACAACTTCTTAGGGTCATATTTAACTAAGGTATGTTGCGAATATAAAAATTTAGGTAACATTGACATATGTATCTTATGTAAGGATAGAACTTTAGAAAAGTCCCACTCCATAAGAGCATATTCATATCCATATTTAAACAATTCATTATAAACCGACTCATAATCAACTTTCATTGGAATATTCTTATCAAAATTAGACTCTTTTAAAAATGGATCAAATATCATAACTCGTATCTCTAATGGGATAAAATTTAGATTTATTGCATAGAATATAACCATAACACCATTTAAACCACTTACCTTAGATACAACATCACTACCTTTACTTACTAATAATATCGGAGCCAAATTCATCCAATTATTTTTCTCAACAGTATTATACCTCATAAATAAAAATGATCCAGAACCATTAACAAAATCAGATATACCACCACCTTGTTTATAAACTAACTTAACCATATCATCACTCTTATTATACATGTCAGTTAATAATATAGAATTGTTCTTAAATGAATCTACTTCACCACCATACACCAATAAATTTAATTTAACTAATTCCGAAAGATGTCCCATGTAAAGATTTTTCTTTTATATATAAATTTAAACAAATTATAAAAGTTTTAAATTTTAATATATATGATATAATATTTAAAAAATGATAAACTATGATAAATTCAAAACCGAATAATAAAAAATACCATGGTGGTAACTTTATACCAGAAAATAAAGATAAGGTGTTAAAACTAAATACAGAAGGTGGAATTTACTACAGAAGTTCATGGGAGAAAAAAATAATGTATTGGTTGGATAGAAAACCGGAAATATTACAATGGGGAGCTGAATGTTTAGAAATACCATATCAAATGACACACTTTGAAGGTGGTGACGCTAAAATAAAAAAACATAGATACTATCCAGATTTCTTTTATAGACTCAGAGGAGTTGACGGAGTGTTAAAAGAAGTGGTTGTTGAGGTTAAACCAATGAAAGAATATGAAATGGTTGTTAGTTTATCCAATGGGAAAATGGTTGTACCTGAAAAGGGTATTAAGAAGTTAAAGAACTTTGAATATGATTTAAAGATGGCATATCGAAACAAGCAAAAATGGGAAACTATGATTGAGTGGTGTAGAAAGAAAGGATATGAATTTATAATAATAACTGAATTACATCTAAAGAGATTTAATTTATAAATTGTCGAGTGAGTGGGATTCGAACCCACGTGCTATGCTTCCCAAAAGCATCGAGATAAACCACTCCTCTACCACTCGGTTTAAGATCTTTGAATAGAATCTTATAACTATTTTGCGGTCCTGATGGGACTCGAACCCACATCCTTCTCGCAGACAACGAGCTACACCACCAATTGTGATACAGAACCATTATTGTTATCCCACCAGGGTTCGAACCTAGACTCTCTCGGATCAAAACCGAACGTGTTGCCAATTACACCATGGGATAATAAAACAAAAAAAAACTCTGTTAGTTTAGACTAACAGAGTTTCACAATTTATTAATTTTATTAAATTAACTTATAGTAAAGACATAGTTAGTCACTTCCATAGGATCCTGATCCTGTGGTTGAACTTGTGCGATATTTACGTTAATTGTTTTCATTTTATTATATATTAAATTTTAATTCTTCACTTCGTTATTTATAGTACAAATATAGTACAAATTTTTAAATGTTCCTAATTTACTTGTAGATAATTTTTATAAAGAATGTAAACCCATCCCATCATTTGATCCCTCAATTGATATAAGTCTTATTAAGTGATCATTATCACCTTTCTTTTTATATAAATCGTTATATCCCTTAGCCGTACCTCTTTTAAATATTTCTGTAAAGTAAGCAAATGCGTTAACAGACTTCTCTTCATTAAAATTATACCAATTTTGAAAAATGTGTAGTAAACCACTTTGATAACAATCCATCCTATCATCATTTGTCCAATATCTCATCTTTTTAATAGTTCTCTTTGCTAATAACTCTAACATTTTTTGTGATGATCTGGTTAATCTGCCTTGAGCTTTACTATAAACTAATTCTATATATAATTCTTTATTATTTAAATACATTAATACTTATTATTTTTAAAGTTAATTAATAATTAACTTTTACTAATTTTATATACTTTTTAATAAAAAAGTTTATATTAATTTCTCAAACTTCATTTTACCACAATCATATATCTTGTATATTCCATTGTTAATCATGAACTTAGATTCGGTCATTTTATCTTGTATTCCCAAATCTTTCTTTTTAAAATTTTGTTTATTTGATCTTTTATTATTAATAATATATTTATAATCAGGTTTACTTTCTAATATATTAGTAAATCCTATAGTATGATATAGTTGACCAATTGACCAATCTTTATCAGCATAACTAATAATTCTAGTTGGTTTATATTCCCTTATGAAGTAGTTTAATAGTTTTGAAGCTCCTCCTATAATATTAACATTTATAATATTACAAAACCTAGAAAGATTCCATTCTGATTCTGGTAATTTTTTACGACCTTCTAATTTATTAAATGTCATAACAGAAACTAGTTGATCATTATGGAATAATCCAATCTTTTTTACAGACTTATCAACTCCTTGTATATGATTATTATTTAGAAAGTCGGTGACTGTATTCAATTCTTTTATAACACATTTTCTAGCAAATATCTTTTTAGTATTTTTACCAAGTAAATTTATAATCATAGATTTAGATATATCTTGTTTAAAACTCCAATCATCCTCCCATATATGTATAATCCTAATATCCAAATTTTTAAAATAATTTGTTTTATTTAAATGATAATTATTATCCTTAAACTTCTCTGAATGAAAATAAAGTCCATTAAACTCAAATCCTAAATTAAGTTCTGGTAGATAAATATCTATTTCTAATTTATCTCTATAATTTGATATAATCTCACCAAAATAATTTAACTTAATGAATTCAAGTAGTTCATTCTCTTTTATTGATCTTTGATCATTAATATGATAAAAAATGGTACAAGGATTTAGGTTTGATTTTATTCTAGTAAGATAGTTATCAATTTTTATATCAAATTCATGACCATACTTACAAATC